GGTTTAAATTTAAAGAAATTGAGAGAGTTTGTTCGTTATTGATTTTAATTAACTCTCTGTTGTTTATTTTTTGATAGTATACTGTCGGTTGAGCTAAGATATCACCGACAGAAAGTTTAAGTTCACCTTTTTTTATTTTTTTTAGGTAAACAATATCTACAACATCTCTCGAGTTTTCAAATATGTCGGCATACCCTTGAAATCCTACAGCCGAAATTCTATCTCCAACTCTATTATATGAAATATTAAACGTGTTACTTCCTTTATGAAAATTCAGTCCACCATTAATAACATAATTCGATTGTCCCTGTAGTTGTCTTTCCACTCCACTCACCTTTACATGTGAGTTTGAAATTGTTGAATTTGTATATACATCCAACCAAGAACAAATTTCTTTTCTCAGTTCAAATTCAATACCGTAGACAGTTGCTTTATCAGGATTTGTAAAAGTCAAAAGGAGGTTTGATGGTACAGATCCATCAGCAACAATTTGTTCTATGGGTCTTACAAAGTTCTTTCCAAATAATGCAACCGAAATATTCTCACCTGTTTTTGGATAATACTCCCACTTAAAGTCTAAATTATAAATGTCTGTTTTCTCTAAGTTTGTATTACCTAAGAGTTGGGCATTTCTTACAAAATCGTAGTAAGCAAAGTTTGCAACTTCTCTAAACTCAGGTCTTGACAGTGTTTTTGAAAACGAAGTTCTAAATTTTGTTTTGTCCAAGTTATATGAAAAGTTTAAAGATGGTAAAAAATCTAAATACTCTCTGTTTACTTGGACTTTTTGTCCACTAAAATCCGAGGTTTCAACGTTGAACAAATTATATTCAGTTCTAAGTCCACCATTTATTTTAACCTTCCCAATAGTCTTATCGTACTGAACATAACCAGCACCCAAATCAAAATTTGCACCATATCTATCTGTATTATTTGTGATTTCATTTAACATGTCGTCACCGTCGTATCTGAATATTCTTGCTTTAAAATTTCTCAATTTTTTCAAATAAGATACACCAAATTTGAAATCGTTTATTTCCTTATTCAAAGAACCATTAAATGAATTTTCGTCCATAACAGACCAAAATCTATATGTGTCTCTCCAAGCGGTTGAGTACTCGTTGTTGGTTCCTAATGACTTTGTGACAGGATTTACTCTGTAGTCAGGTTGGTCTCGTAACATTAAATTCCATCCTACATTAAAATCTAAGGTTTTTATTCTACCATCCAACTGTGAATTAATAATTGTCTTTATAATATTATTTGATGAGTTACTTCGTACATCTTGTACGTTATCATAATTTTCACCATTTCTTGTTAAATAAGAATTTTCAATTTGGTGGTTAAATAAAGTTTTCCAAGAATATTTGTTTCGACCTAAATAAGTTAGATTCATCAATCCGTTAACTAATAATACTTTCGTGAATGATGTGTCTTTGTATTTGTATGCCAATTCAGTTGATGATTGATAATCTTGTCTGTCGATATAATTTAAAGAAAAAGAATTTCTTGCGTTTGCAGAAACCAACAAATTCCATTTATCTTTTTTGTAACCTAACGCAACATTCCCATTAAGATTTGGAAATGAATTATTTATCTTAGTTTCAGGAGAACCAACTAACTTAGTGAAAGATCTTCTATCACCGTTAGACGCGATCCTAAAATCGTATGTGGACGGAAAGTTGGTGGGAAAGTGAATATAATCCACCGATTTGAACTTTTGGAATGTGGAAACGGTCCCGTAAGCCGAACCCATTCCTATCGTAAAAAAATTCTTGGAAACATCCTTAGTGTTAATTTGAATTATTCCACCACCAAAATCACCAGGTAAAGACGCAATAGCAGACTTGGAAACAATTACGTTATCTATTAAATTGGATGGTATTATATCAAATGAAAAAGATCTTCTGTCTGGTTCAGTTGAAGGTAAAAGAGTTTTGTTTAAAATTGCTGAATTATATCTATCAGAAAGACCTCTCACTAAAACAAATTTATCGTTTTGAATTGTTACCCCATTAACTCTTTTTAACGCATCACCCACAGTTCTATCAGGTGTTTTTTTAATAAACTCAACAGAAATTCCATCTGAAACAACTGAGTTATTTCTTACAATATTGATTACCGCAATATTTGTTTCTTTTTTTTGTGTTGATCGAATTTTAACTTCATCTAATTTTTGATTGAACAACGTGTCTTGGGAAAAACTGAAAATTGGAAATACCAATATCAAAAATAAATTTCTAATCATATCATTTTATTAACAACAATAATTAGAAAAGGTGTCTCGAATGATCTTACTTTTGATGTTAAGTTTTGGCTAACAAAAAACCCCTCACACTGGAGGGGTTTATTTTTTTGTCCGATTGAACTTATATGTTTTCGAACGAAGCTCCTGTTGGAGTGATAAAGAATTCTATTTCTATGAACTCAAGAGCTTTCGTTGGTTTCAAGTAAATTCTACCATTCAGTGTATTTCTATCCAAATCCTCTACTGAAGATGAAACTGTCACTCTGAAATCATACAAACCTCTATCTCTTCTAATTGAATCAAGAATTGGGTTGACACTATCCAAGAACTGTTGTCTTACTATTTGATCGTTTTGTTCAAAAAGAAGTCTAACCGCTACAGCTGAAATCAACTTACGTGCTTGTAACAACAATCTTCTAACATTCAATCTGTTAAGTGCTGTGTCAGCAACTTGGAGTGTTTTATTACCCCATATTACAGTTCCTACATCAGAGAAAGTTGCAATCGGGTTAATTCTACCTTGATACAAGGTGTCTCTATCTTCTTGAGTTAGTTTCAATCTTGCTTTAACTGAATTAACCAAACCTCTTGTGTAACCCGCTGACGCGAACCATGGGAATGAAATATTATCAGTAAGTGCTAAGTTTCTACAAACTTCTCCTGTTGGAGGAAGATATATTTGAGTATTATTTACAGTATCTCTAACAAGGATCCACGGATAGTAAGTAGCCGTATAACTTGAGTCGATACCTGTATTGTCTAAGTTATCAACCGCTTCCTGAGGATATATTATAGCCTGAGGGTCAGTTGCGTCTGGTAAGTACATGTTGTAGTCAGGAGTTGTACAGATGTATACTGAGTCAGCTCTTGAGAACTGAACCATATTAATTGCATCCTCAACAAGATTACTATTGTTAACATAATCGATACCTGTAGTAGCAAAAACATTAATGTTTGTAGATTCAGGGTTAGCGAATGTCAATATACCCAAAAGATATGCGTAGTAATCAGAGTTTGCAAAGTCTTGTGTGTTGTTCTGAACAACAATTCTCTTGAATGTACCATCACCTGTTGCTGTTGGATAACGAGAGTCAGCGATAAATCCAGCCAAGAAACCGTTTGCACCTAATGCAAATCTATCTTGGTTAGTTCTATGTTCTCTATATATGTCCCAACCATCGAATCCTTCTGCAAAACATACAGTATATTTTCTCGAATATATGAAATAATATGGATTTTCTTGTGTTTCAGGATCGTTTCTGAAATCAGCCACACCACACTGAAAAGCTGGTTCACCACTAGTAACAAACGCATTTCCAATTGTAACTACTGTAGCACCTGAGTCCATGTGGAACCCTTGAGTCATATAATTCCAAGGAATTGAGTCTGTCGCAGTATTCCATCCGGTAACAGGATTTTGTTTACCTTTATACTGGAGGAAAGAAACATCGGGACCAAGCTGAGTTGAAAATCCTAAATAAGTTCTTCTAACATTATCTCCAGGAGATTCTGTAGTATCAGATGTTCCACCAAAAGGAGGATTGAAAATTACTTCACCTGGGTAATTATATTTTGTTTTGAAAATTGCTATTGGGGATTTGTTAGTATCAGATCCATATATTCTTTGAGTATATCCATTAAATCCACAAGGTAGTGCATCTAAAGGATAATCATCAGCCATTTCAACCATAATATACTTCGATAACAAAGCGTATTCACCATCAACAGAACCCACTTTCTTAGCGATGAAATTGTTAGAGTTGGGATCTAAAGTACAATTCGTAAACTTTTCAATAACAACAGGATTTTGATCTGTATCAAAGAAACTTCTTACCAAGACATCAAATGTCATGTTGTTAAATGATATGTTAGAAATTGAAACTTTGATTTCAGTATTCGCCTCACTACCATCTGAGATGGAAACAAACCTAAACAAATTATAAACCTTATTACCTCTTAGTTCTGAAACCAAGAAAGGAGTTCTGGGTGTTGTGTATCTTTCTAAATTCCAACCTATTGATGATGTTGATCTACTTCTCGCACTTTGCAACTCAATAAGATCACAACTCAAACCTCTGATATATCCTTTGTTATAAAGATAATCTAAAGCGGATTGATATGCTTCCTCAACAAAGACAGGTACTTCTGTTCTGGATTTTCCAAAATTATCTACCCCCAAAACCTTTGTAATGTATTTGCTGTCAGAAGCCTGTAAAGATGTTTCGAATGAGAACGTAATTGAATCATTCGTTACACCCGAAATAAGGAATGTAGAATAAGGATTCTTACTCACTCCTGAATATGAACCAGTACAAACTAATTGAAGATTAGTTGTTGCACTTACTTCATAAATTGGTCCGTGATTAGGACTCGAATTAGTATTAGTATAAAGTGAAATACCTCTTGACCTTAACGTAGCAACAACAAGATTGTTGTATTCTGAATAAGCTGTACCTGATAAAGTATAAACATTACCGGAGATTGTTCCGCTAAATGTACTACTAGCCCCTGTAAATAAATCAGACACTACATAATCCCAAGAATAACCTGAGTATTCGTTGCCGGTATAATTATTGAAAGTAGCGTAGTACCATGGGTCATTATCTGATGAAGTCAATTCGTTGTCCGCAATACCTACAGAATTAACACCAAAAACGTTACTAACTCCAGAATATGTTGAAACCAAAGAGTCATAATCATTTTGATTCAAGGATCCATAAGCAACTAAAGTTGTTGCCGATAAAGAAGGTGTTTCCGCAACACTTGTTAATATATCAACAAAATCATTAGAATATGTTGATGTTGACCCATCACTTAAAGTGTATGAAACATTCAAGTTACCACTTACCTCAGTTGGTAATGAACTTAAAAATTCTATTGTGTTAGCAGATGCAACACCTGAAAAAGTCGCACTCCAAGGTGTACCTGCAGTTGGATCTAATCCCACTGTAGTACCGTCAACGTTTGCGATTAATTTAAGAGACCAAGAAGGTCCTGCATCATAACCTGACAAACCCAGAACCCTCGTTACAAAAAGTTGATTAGATTGTTGGAGGTATGATTTAGCTATATAAGCAGCTTCATATTTTGGTATTTGT